CATCAGATGTATTATCTACATTATCTAATCCAACCATTGATTTAGTAACTCCACTAACAGTACCAGTAAATGTAGGATTATTTATTGGTGCTTTTAAATTTAAAGCAGTTTGCTGAGCAGTTGAAACTGGTTTATTCGCATCTGATGTATTATCTACATTACCTAAGCCAACCATTGATTTAGTAACTCCACCAACAGTACCAGTAAATGTAGGATTATCAATTGGTGCTTTTAAATCTAAAGCAGTTTGCTGAGCAGTTGAAACTGGTTTATTCGCATCAGATGTATTATCTACATTATCTAATCCAACCATTGATTTAGTAACTCCACTAACAGTACCAGTAAATGTAGGATTATTTATTGGTGCTTTCAAATCTAAAGCAGTTTGCTGAGCAGTTGAAACTGGTTTATTCGCATCTGATGTATTATCTACATTACCTAATCCAAACTCTAAACCATTTCCAGAAGAATTTACTATTACTGATTTACCAGACTGACCAGAATATGATGAAGGTGTAACATCAGTTAAATTTAAAAATGTTGTTGAACCTCCTCCACCACTACTTTCATCAACAAATTCTAATAAATTTTCTGCTGTATTTAATTTTAATATTTTACCAGCATTTCCAGAAAAACTTTCAGTATCTGATAATCCTTCAAATGTTGAAGAACCACCTCCTCCGCCTCCTCCAGATTCTGCTTTCCATTTCAATCCAGTTGCTGTAGAACTATCTGCAGATAAAACATAATTATTTGTACCAACTGGTAATCTTGTTATAGTATCATTAGCTGTTCCTACTAATATATCTCCTTTAGCATCTATAGTAGTTGTCATTACTGCTCCAGCAGATGTTACATTTGCTGTATCAGTAACATCAGCAGATGCTTCTATTCCATTTAGTTTAGTAAGTAAAGCATCAGTTAAACAGTTAGTATTACTATTATGTTCATAAGCAACTTTAATTTCTTCATCTGTTTGGTCTGCTGTTGCAGATGCTTCTATTCCATTTAGTTTAGTAAGTAAAGCATCGGTTAAACAGTTAGTATTACTATTATGTTCATAAGCAACTTTAATTTCTTCATCTGTTTGGTCTGCTGTTGCAGATGCTTCTATTCCATTTAGTTTAGTTCTTTCATTATCTGTAATAATAGAACCAGAACCAGCTGAAGTTATATCACTTAATGATGTAACACTACTTGTTGTATATACACCATTTGTAACACTTTCAGCATTACCATTAATATCTCCTATAATAGTATTTGAAAATGTTTTAGAACCTTCTATTGTTTGATTCCCAGTTATCATAACTCCTCCAGCATTTATAACGTTTGTACTTGATACAATAGTTTGTTGTTGAGCAGTTGATGTTGTAAAAGTACCAGATGAGACATCAAGAGTTTTACCAGAACTAATAGAAGTTGTTGTAGGTAAAGATAATGTTACATTAGCATTTTCGGAACCAGAGTTAGATACACTAATTTCATTAGCAGTTCCAGAAATAGTTGCTATGTAATTCCCAGTAGTATCAGTTCCTAAAGCAACTGAATTATTTTGTATAGTAGTATTAATAGTAACATCTTTTAGATTATTCATAGTAGCAGTACCAGATACATCGCCAGACAAAGTAATTACTGGATTATTTTGATTAAAATTAACTGGAGCATCAAAAAAAGTAGTGCTATTTACAAATAATGTGTTTGCTTCAGTTTCTCCTAACATTAAATTTTTGTTTAAACTTACATTAACTCTATCATTAAATCCAGTACTAATTTTTGATACAAAATCTTCATTAAAATTAAGTCCAATTGCGAATTCTTTAACTAATATATCTGAAGTAAATATTGATGTGAGGGTACCAGGGCCATTATTATAATCTATATTATCAAATGTAAAATTACCAGATGTATCACATTTCAAAAATCTAGTAGCGGATGGTAAGGATTGAGGCATTGTAAAAGTATGATTAACTCCTAAACTATTATGAGGTACAAATTTTTGTTTAAAATTATTTTTAGTTAAAGATAATTCTTCTAATACAATTTTATCCAACTCAATACCTTCACTACTTGATTTCATTGTTTGATCACCTAAATGTAAAGTTCCTGGAGATAAATGTAATTCTTTAAATCTTCTATCTGCTGTTCCAAGAGAAAAAGTAATATCGGCATCTGGGATTATATCTGTACCAACTCCTAATTTACTATCATTTCTTGTTGATAGTAAATCAGTCGTATTATTTTTAATTAATAATTTAGAACATTCTAAATTATTTGCCTTAATATCATTAATACATCCCTCTTCCATAATTTATAATTTAATATTTAATATTTAATATTTAATAAAAAATTCTTATATAGAATTTTATATAAAATTCTTATATAAAATTATTTTATTTTTTATCTGATTTTACTTTACTTCTTTTTACACTAGAAGTAAAAGTACCATTAATCCAATTTAATCTACCTCCCATATCTCTATTTTTTTTCTTAGCAAGTTTTAATACTTTTTCTTTACCATATTTATTAACTATTTCACCAATTGTAGGTGGTGTTTTATCATTAACTCTAACTAAAGGTCTGCAAGCCTTTGTATATTTTTTACTATCTCCACAATCAACTATTTTATTTTTCTCAAGATATGGAACAATTTGTATCCATTTTTCTTTATACCATAATTTTTGACCACTTAGTTTTTCTTTTTTATTTTTATTATCAGTTTTAGTTGTATTATATTTACCACCTCGTTTCTTGTATTCTCTTGTTATCCAACTAGAAGCATACAAAGAAGGATATCTATCAAACTTTGCTTTTGCTTCTTTTTTAACTTTTTTATAAAGAGTTTTATTTACAACATTTTCTGGAACTGTTTCCATTTTATTTAATTAAAATTTTTTATTAAATATTTTTTATTAAATATTTTTAATTAAAATTTGAAATTTATTTTATATAAAAATTTTAATCATATAATGTTTAAAATTCATAATATTAAAACTATTATATTTATATTTTCATTTCTTATATTTATTGGAATATATAATACAGACAACAGTTATTTAATTAGTTATACAAAAAGTAAAAATATTACTAATAAAATGATGACAAATGGAAATTGGAATAAATCTAAACTTGAAAACAAGAATGAACATATTCAAAATATGAAAGATGAATTATTTATGATGAAAAATGGATATTGGTTAAAGATTGTAGATGAACTGGAAAATTTAGATAAGGAATACGAATATAAAAAATTTCAAAAATTAAATAATTATATTGGGGAGTTTAATTATATATCAAAATCTAAATATCCTAAAATAATTCTAAAAAAACTAGATGATCCTCCAGAATTTCCAGATAATTTAATTAATAATCATCGAGCTGGTGATTGTAATTTAATGATTATAGATAAAATAGATAATAATTCTGTTCAATATAAACATATGAATTATCAAATTCCTAATCGAGGAACAGATTCACATACACAACAAGCATATAATGAGCAAGTTAATATAAAAATAAAATCTCTTGAAAGTATGATTTACCTTTTTGAAAATATGTAAATTAATTTAATATAAATTTTTTTATTAAATATTTTTTATTAAATATTTTTTATTAAATTTTTTTATATAAATGGGAATAATTGTTAATATAACAAAAAATGAAATAAATGAAAAGTCTAAAAAGATATTTGCTGAAGATGATATGGTAATATTTTTTAATAAAGATGAATTAATTCAAAATCTAACTAAAAATACATTTACAACTACACATGCTAGTTGTTACAGAAAAATGAAAGATGTTGAAAAAAAAATGAAAAAGAAAAGTATTGAATATTATTATTATAATGAAAATAAACTGAATAATTTAGGTAATAAATATAGATTTAATGATGAGAGAAAACCCAGCTTTAATACATTATATTTTAAAATAAAAGATTATAATCCTAATATAGTTAGTTATTATACTTACAATGATTATATTCGAAAAAATGAAGATTATAAATATGATTTTATAATATATCTATTTAGACATTTTGGATTAAAAAGAATCTCTTGGTCATATGATATTGAAAATGATACTATAAGAACAAACAGTAGAAGTGCTAATTTTGGTATAGATGCTGCTGGTATTAATGTAGATATTAGTACAGAAGAAGATGATAGTAATGAATCACACGTATTAGGTTTTAGAAAATTCTCAAATACTGGAGCAATCGATTTTTTTAATACATGTTCTAGAAGAGTATTTTGGTATACATATTGTGCTAAAAATATTGAACATGTTGTGAAAGATATATTAGAAAAATCAGACAAATATTTCTATGAATATTATGAAAATAATAGAGATATTCAAGTTAATCTTGATAATAGATTAAATGGAGGAATGGATATAGAATATACATTTAGACAAAATGATTCATGTAAATTAGCAATTAATAAAATGATTAAAATATCAAATAAATATGGAAGATTTGGTTTTAGTATGAATAATGAATCAGTTCAAAATAATACATTTAATAAAAAATATAGTATTCTATTTTATAAAACTACAGAATTAGAAAAATCTACATTAGAAAATATTATTTGGAATAGTGAATTACATACAGATTATATTAATATGGAAACAGTAAATAAAAGATATAAAGAATTAACTACAGAAGATACATCAGATTTAAGAAAAAGATTAAGAGAATTACAAGATATGATAGCTAGAGAAGAACAAACTCTAAATATGTTATAATTTATATAAAATTATTACAAAAATCTATTTTCTTTTTGTAAAGATAAATTTGCTAATTCATCTGCTCTACTATTAAAATTTCTATATATATGATTATAAATTATTGAATTAAATGATTTTAATATTAAAGCAATTGATAAATGTAACATTTTTAAATCCTTATTTTTTATTTGCCATTTACCTTTTAATTGATTAATAATTAACATACTATCTCCTTCAACTAATAAATTACGGATTCCTCTATTATATGCTTCTTCAATACCTAACACCATTGCGAAACATTCTGCATAGTTATTAGTCTGTTTTCCTAAATATCTTGAAGTTGTCCATATTTCTGTATCATTTTCATATATTACAGCACCAGCTCCAGCTTCTCCAGGATTACCTCTACTAGCTCCATCAAATCGCATTATATATCTTTTTTCTGAATTATTATTTTTTTTTTCGATAATAGAATTATCTGTATTAATTTTTGAATCAGTTTTTTGATTATTTTTTTGATTATTTTTTTTTATAAAATTATCTATATCATTTATTCTTGGTGATTTTATTTTAAAAAATTTAGTAATTTTAGTTTGATT